TAGATCATCAACATGGGCACAACTGTCTCAGGTGGTTCCTACTCTCTGGGCCAAACGCAGTTAGAGATGTTGCTGCTATGTCTACAGTCAATACGTGATGACATAGCACAAATGGTAAACAGCTATGTAATTCCGGAGTTGATCGACTGGAACTTTGGCACCCAGAAGTACCCTCAGATCAAACTGCTGCCGCCTAGCACAGACCTGAAGGTACTTACCAAAGAGATCTTCCAGCATATCAGTGCAGCACGTCAGGTAAACACAACACCTGACTTCTGGTTGAAGCTTGAGCGTAAAATGGCAGAGATGCTAGGGTTTGAGGACGAGATCGATTACGACAAACGTGAAGCTGAAATGCTTGCGAGTATCAATGAGAGACAGCAGGCACAGTCAGGCGTATCCCAGGTAAAGGTCGCCCAGAAGCAGGCTGCAACCGCAGCGAAAGTAGCAGCTAAACCCACTCCAGCACCAGTGATAGCTCCTCCAGGGGCTACACGTCCAGCACAACCAGCAGCGGCTCCTGCAGCAAGACGACAACCAACAAGACCGGCGCAGGTGAAGTAATGCCTTGGAGCGTCAAGAATCCACCTAGGCCAGCGAAGAACTGGTCGGCTGCTGCGAAGCGCGTATGTGTTGCAGCAGCAAACAGTACCCTCAAACGTGGAGGTAGTGACGTAGACGCTATCCGTGCATGTATTGGCGCAGTAAAACAGTCGCACCCAGAAGCAATCGGCAAACACGATGAACTAGCAGTAATCAAGAGTCGCGCCGCACTGCCGGATTCCGCATATGCAATTGTAGAGACGGTCAACGGTACGAAAGTCCGTAAGCTGCCTCATCATAACTCCAGTGGTAAGCTAGACCTGAACCATCTACGCAACGCACTGGCTAGAGTAAACCAGGTGAGTGGAGTGTCCTCAGCCGCAAAAGCTAGAGCACGAGCGCATCTTTTAGCACATGCCCGTTCTGCTGGTGTGGGTGAGCATTCTGCTGACGCACATCTCACAGAGTTCTTCGCGCTTCCTACCATCCAGCTAAAGGAGGAAAACGGTCGGTACAGTAGTCGCGTTCCTGTTTTGCCAGAAGGCAAATTCAAGCATCCGTGGTATGGTGACCTGGACTTCACAGCACCTGTGCTTCGTGCTGCCAAGCGTAACTTCGACAAGAAGATACTTGGTACAGATATTATGGTCGATGAAGGCCATGACAGAGGCAAGGCGCTAGGCTGGTTCAAGAACGTACACCACGGGGAAAGCGAAATAGGCGGACAGAACCACGTTGGTTTGTTTGCCGATATCGAGTGGACGGATGCAGGTCGCAGCTTGTTGGAGCGGGACATTTATCGCTACTTCAGTGCTGAGATCGGTGCGTTTACTGGACCAGATGGCAAGACCATCAAAAACGTTCTGTTTGGTGGCGGCTTGACAAACCGTCCGTTTTTCAAGCAGATGCCTGCTGTCAAGTTTGGCGAAGGACAAGTTGACGAGCTCATCCGTATGGGCCTGTTCAGCGATGTGCTTTGGGAATTTGACGATAGCCCACCAGAAGAGGAAGAGGAAGAACACTCTTTCTTTGTTGGGTTTGAGCCAGAAGTATCTGAAGACGATGAAGAGGAAGAAGAACTCGAAGACGATGAGGAAGAGGATGACGAGGAAATGAAGTACGCGGATCTCATCACCAAGCTCAACAAAGACTTTGGCCTGCATCTCAATGCAGACAACGAAACAGAGGCAGCCGAAGCCATTGAGCACGCCTTTGGTGGACAGGCTGCACTGGCAAACCTCAGGACCAAGTTTGCTGACGCCGGTTTCAAGTTTGGTGCCAATGCCGACATTGCCGAGGTGGTTCTGTCTGGGTACAATGCCTTGAAGACACAGAACACAGAGAACACCACGGCTATCGCGGCTATCCGCCAGGAGCTTGACGATACCAAGGCCACTACAGCGGTGGACAAGCTGGTTGACTCTGGCAAGCTGCCCCCTGCGAAGCGCGACAGCTACGTCAAGCTGTACAGCACCAACCACGAGCTGTTCGAAGACCTGACCAAGGATATGGAACCTTACGTGCAGCTTGGCGAAGTTGGTGGCGATGGTATTCCTCAGGAGCCAGGCCACGGCACGATGGAAAAGTTTTTGGAGCCAGCCAAGGCTACTGATGAGGCAGACCGCTACCTCAATCTGGTTCCTGAGCTTGAAGAACGTCTTGCGGGCAAGAGGAAGTAGACGATGCCAGCAGTTCCAACTGGAAACACGCGAGCCTATGGCTCGGTAACAAACGTTCCTATTGTCAACCCTGTTGAGATCCTGCGCAGCACCGCACTTCAGTGCAAGATCTCAGGGGCAGTTAGCGTTGCACCCAACACCCCAAGCATTGTTCCAGGGATGGGTCTAATCAAGGACGGTGGTACAGGTCAGTGGCGTCCGGTACTGCCTGCTACCGAAGCAGCGGAGCTCGTAGCCGCCAACTACGTCTACTTGAACGCTACCGATCAACAGGTGTGCGACGTCTACCTTACGGGCGTCTTCAAGTACTCGGAGCTACTGAAGCTGTACACAGCAGGCCAGATCGCAACCGTCTTTGTTGGCTGCAAGATTCACATCAATCTTGACGCCGTTATCATCTACGGATAGGAGCTAACGGTGCCAGAAATCAGTCTTCTCCAACCGACGGTACTCAACGGCTTTGTGCGTCGCAAGCCGTTCCCCCAGAACATGCTCGGCCTGTCTATCATGGGTGCCCGTACAGGTTATCCTTTCCCAACGTGGGCCTATGACATTGTGCAGGGCAACCAGCTCATGTCCAAGCCGAACGTTCCTAACCAGGAAGCTCACATCAGGCCGCAGCGTGGTGTTGGACAAGTGGCAGGTTCGTTCATCTACATGCGAGACAAGAAGGTCTTCACACCAACTGCCATCCACTGGCTCCGCACCCCAGGCGAACTGGCCCGCAGTGCGGCAGAGGCAAAGGTGGCTGAAGAAGTCTCGGACCTTGACGATGCGATCGAACGCTTCGTCGAGTGGGCAACCTGGCAGATGCTCATTACAGGTACTCTGGTGGTCAACCGACCAGATGCACCCCGCGTGAACATCAACTACCAGATCCCGTCCGATCACTTCTTCACCCCTTCGCCGCTGTGGACGGACCTCGCAAACTCCAACATCCTGGCAAACGTCAATGCTTGGAAGTTGAAGATCCTTACTGACAGCAACATGACGGTGCGCCGCGTCTTTCTCAACAGCACCACCATGTATGCTGTGGTGTTTGCGAACACGAAGATCCAGAACCTGCTCAGCAACGAGATGAAGGATGCCTTCCTCAAGACTGGCGTCATCAGTGGGCTGGCTGGCGTCGATTGGGTGATGTACGACAACACCTATACCGATGACTGGACGGTTCCTGGTACACCTAGCACACAGTTGTTCATCCCGAACAACAAGATTCTCTTCCTGGCTGAGGATCGTTCTGCTTACGGTATTATGGAGGGGCCAACAGCAGACGACGAGGCACCTGCGAACAACACTGGCAAGTACACCAAGTCCTGGAAGGAAAAGGATCCCAGCACGCGGGTTGTGCTCGAAGAGTACCCGTTCGTTCCTATCCTCCCCAAGCCCGACAACGTCGGCGTCGCAACGGTAGGATAACATGACCGAGACAGAGACGGAAGTCCAGTACGCGGACTACTATCAGTGTGCGGCTGGCCTCACCATTGGTATGAACGTTTGCCAGGAGGGTGAGGTTGTTGAAGGCAGCGCGATGGGTTTCTCCAAGGACAACCCTCCGCTGTCCGAAGAGCAGCAGGTCAAGCAGTACGGTCAGGTGATGTACAAGGAGTACACGCCTGAGGAGGACGAGATCCAGCCTATCCATACAGAGTCCACCAGGATTCGTGCGATGATGGGTATGCAATCGCCCGATATGCCGCCAGTGAACCCCATTGCAGCTACTGATGTGCCGTTGGATACTCTCAGCCGTCAGGAGCTTCGTGCCAAGGCAAGGACTCTGGGGCTAAACTTCCCAGAGGATACTGACCGCGAGCAGATGTTGGGCGCAATCGAGAAGAAGCAAAAAGAGAATGCTGAAGGCGAAGGCGGGGACGAGAACGAACCGGAAGTAGTGAAGCAGCGCCGACAGCATGCCAGGGAGGCAATCGAGAGCAACAACGAGCTGGCGACTGGCGGAGGTGGTGGAGGATCTTCAAGCCCTGCTCCGCGACGCCAGAGAAGCGCGCCTGCTGAGGCACCAGCCGAGGAGGAGGTACGATAGTGGCGAAGGTAGTTGGCAGCAAACCGTCCCGACAGGGTGGTTCCAAGCAGGGCGGAGTGCCCAATGTGAAGATGGGACCCATGTCAGGCAACAAGGGCGCTTTCAGGCCCAAGTAGGGGAGCAGACGTGATTATCCTGGGCATTCGTGTATCCAATATCAACGAGATAATCCAAGATTTCGATACGATTAGGATCTACCGCGATGTTGCCCAGGATGCTCCGTTTACGGACCCTCCTATTGGTACCATCCAGTTAGTGATGAGCACGACAAACTACGAGTACGAGGATACTGATGGTGAGCAGACGTCCTGGTATCGTGCTAGTTACTATCAGGATACACCAGTAGAAGAGAGCGACAAATCGTTGCCCTTTCAAGGAGTACCAGCTGAAGGACCGCTTGGTCTCCTTACACCGGACTACATCAGGGCCAACACAGACTTTCCTGTGCTTGCCTCTATGAGCGACCAGAAACTGTGGAATTACATCTGGCGTGCGGAAAGCTTGATGTACAGTTGGTCGCTCCAGTACGGTGGGTTCTGCACCGAAGAAAAGCCCAACTGGAACGTAATGTCTCGTATTGCCGCCCTGATGGTCGTGGAGCAGCTTTACATTACAAGCGATGCCAGCATACGTGCAAGGCGGGTAAGTGGTGTCCAGAGCGAAAAGATAGGCTCCTACAGCTACTCCCTAAACACTGGCGGCACAGCCGCAACTGGCGGTGACTACCAGGATCCTTATGCGTTTGGTGCTGAGGCACTTGCGATCCTTGGATATTTCACTTGCGGCACTGTTTCTGCTATCCATATGAAGACAACGCAAGTGTTCCCAGAGCTTGCCCCAAGTCCAGGGTACATCCTTACTCCGCAGTATGTAGGTGTGGAAATACGCCCGTGGCACGATTTCAATGATCTTGAGCTGCGGCGCGGCATTATCTTAGGTCATCGTCACTGGTTCAGGGTACAGGATCCAGCCTGATGCCTATTTCAGCACTGTTAGACAGGGTTTGCGACGTCTGGGGATCTATACAAATGGACCCAGAGACGGAAGATGCAGTTGACACTGAAGGCATTGTGTTTGCTGGTGTGCCATGCAGGGTTGACAGTATTCTGTATCGCCGTAGCATTGAAGCGAACACTGCTGGTGGTGCACCAGGAATCAGACGTGCCATCATCTTCATCCAGGACGCGAGGCTGTCGTACCCGACTAACTTCAACGAGAACAACTGGATAGTGCAGAACGGTATACGCTACGAGATCCTCAGTATAGACGAAGCGGACGATATGTTTACCATGCACCACTACGAAGTGAACTGTCAGGCAGGTAGGTACCGCTGATGCCCCCAAATCCCATTGCAATGTACCAGAGCTCCGGACAGTCTTTTACCCAACGTGGTAGGGCTAGTAGGGGTGGTGTTACCTATGCCCGAGACAAGGACAACGACTTCGATGGTGCTATCGAAGACATGGCGGCATTGAATTCCAGACTATTGGTCGTTGGTTTCGATACTGCTGTCCAGTTGGCTGATGCTCTGACGCAGAACACCAAAGATGCTATCCGAAGACACATGCCACCTTCAGGTTGGCGACCTCGTGAGAGCACTGGTCAAGCTTTTGAGTTCTCCAAAGGTAGACTTCTGGCTGCATGGGGACGATATACCCCTGATGCCATGCGCGGTCAGGTAGACGACGTCGACATGGTACCC